CCAAATTTAGTTAATCAAACTCTATCTGGTAAAAAACAAGTCAGGCAAATAGGGGCACAATATTTTTCTTTTACAGTTGGGATGCCACCTTTACAACAAGCAAAAGCTCAAGAGATATTTGCATTTTTACAAAAACAAAAAGGTTCTTTTGAGGACTTTACTATACAAGCACCATTAGATAATTTAGGTGCAAGCAAATTAGAAACAGACATAGTTGTTAATGGAGCTCATACTTCTGGCGATAACACTATAGCAATAGATGGTTTTTCACAAACAACTGGAGCATTAAAGGCTGGAGATTACATTAAATTTGCCAATCATTCTAAGGTTTACATGGTGTCAGAAGATGTTAATGCATCAGGTGGAGCAGCCACAGTAACCATATCTCCCAATTTAGTAGCATCTCTTGCAGATAATGAAGCTGTTACTGTAAACAAGCCTAGCTTTACTGTATATCTTGAAAACAATGAAATCATGTATTCAACAGATGCTAGTGGTTTTTACAGTATTTCATTTGATGTTAGAGAGGTTATTGTCTAATGCCTAGAAGTCTATCAACTGATCTACAGACTCAAGTATCATCAACAGCAACCAAGACAGCTTATTTAGTTGAATTAAATTTATCATCAACAATAAGATTAACTGATTGGTATACAAACGTAACCTATGATTCTAACTCTTATGAAGCTGGTGGTTCTTTTCTTACAGTTGATTCAACAACTGAAACAGGTCAACTGCAAGTTAATGAAATTAATTTAGGATTTTCTAATATTTCAAATGATGTAAGGTCATTAGTTCAAGATGGTGAGTTTACAGATAAAATAGTTGATGTTTATTTGGCTTACTTTAATTCAGATGAAACTATTGTCGGTGCTATCAATTTTTTTACAGGTCAAATAAGAAATGTATCTATAAGTGAATCTCTGGATCAGTCAATTTTAAATATGACTGTTGCAAGTCATTGGGCAAATTGGAATCTAACTAAAGGCAGGCACTATTCTGATGAATCGCAACAATCTTTTAGCACAAATGACAGGGGCATGGAATTTGCCACACAGACGAAAAAAGACGTTAGGTGGGGGTCTTAAATGGTCTGGGATAAAGTAGTTAAATTTTTTGCTGATGCTTATGCTGCTTACGAAGCAAGTAAAACACTTCAAGCTATTGCTACAGTATTTCAATTTGTAACGCTTGCAGTAGGAGTTAAAGGATTTCTTCAAGCAAGACAGATGCTCAATAAGGGGCAAGATATACTGGCTAACAAAACTTCTGCTGGTGGCAAGATACCAGTTATCTATGGAACAAGAAGGGTTGGTGCACAAATTATCTACATGGATGTTTCAGCTAATGACTCCAGAGATTTATATGTGGTTTATGCTTTATCTGTTGGCGAATGTGAGGAAATTATAGGAAGAAGCATAGAGTTAGATGGTAATGCATTAACTGATTCTGCAAGATTCAGAGATGGTGGTTACATTGGTTCAGACAAAATATCTTCTGGCTCAGGTTCATTAAACACAGTTACACAAAATGGCACAGGTATAGATGCTGGTGCTGGTCAATTTGGAACAGACCCCACCGCAAGATATAGGTATGTTTTTAATTTACATCATGGAGCTGCATCACAAACAGCAGACCCCATGCTTGTTGCATCCATGCCTAACTGGACTTCTCTGCATAGGCTAGATGGTGTTTGCTATATAGCAGCTCACTATGGTTATGACAAAGAAGGAATGTGGCGTGGAGTTCCACAATTAACTGTTCAGGTTAGAGGTAAAAAAGTATTTGACCCTAGAGATTCAAATCAAACATTTGGAACTGTATCTACTTATGAACACTCAGACAATCCAGCTTTATGTTTTCTTGATTACATAACCAATAATGAATATGGAAAAGGTTTAACAGAGTCTCAAATAAATATGTCTACTTTTAGCTCTGCTGCTAATGTATGTGATATTCAAGTAGATCAGCCTTATTTTAATGGTACTGCACAAAGCGTTACTTGGAATGGTAATTCTGGAGATAGTTTTATTAACATTACTGGAACTGGTGCAAATACTGTTTGGTGGCAAAACAAAATTGGCGAGTTAATGGACTTGCAGGATGGCTCTAGCAATGTTGTTTTAGATGGTGCTCAAATAACAGAGGTAAAAAGAGATGAATTTTACGATGTTAATGCAGCGTATGCTGTTTATTTTAATAATACGCTTGCCTCTAATTACTCTTCTCAAAATGGAACATCTTTATTAAAAGTTAAAAGATTTCATTGCAATGGTTATGTAGATGTAAATAAAAATGTCATGGATAATGCTAAGGAGCTGCTTGCTAATATGCGTGGTATTTTTCTTTATATTAATGGCAAATATGAGCTATCTATAGAAGATACAGGCTCATCTACTTTCAGTATCACTGACAATCACATTATTTCTGATTCAGGCATATCAGTTGATTATGGCAATAAAGACAAAAAAGCAAATAAGGTTATTGTTGAATTCTTTAACGCCAATAAAAAGTATGAATTAGACACCGCAACAGTATTGCACGATGCATCACCTAACTATACATCTGATGATGGTGGTGAGGTCTTAGAAGTCAAAGCAGAATTTCCTTATGTTTCTGACCCTTATATTGCCTATAACATGGCAAAAGCAATCTTAACCAGAAGCAGAAATCAGACCACAATGCAGTTTGTGGGTACTCCTGAGATGTATAAGCTCAATGTGGGAGACATAGTTGACCTAACCTATACTGGATTAGGTTTTAATGGAAAGGTTTGCAGGGTGGAAGCCTTAGAGCTTCAGTCAAATGGATTGGTTGCTGTTAGCTTAATAGAATACTTTGATGTTTATACATGGGAAGTTCCACCGCAAGAGCCATTAGAAGAGTTGGCAAATTTACCTTCAGCCTATGCTGTCAAAGCACCAACTGGGTTATCTTTTACAGATAGTGCATCTAGCCCAACAGCCAGACCTTTCTTATCTTGGGATGAGCCAACAGACTTCCCAGATCATCAATATAGAGTCAATGTAGTAGATAGCTCAAGCAATCAATTAACAAATCAGATTGTTGACACCGAAAAAGCTGATCTTAATTATTTACCTAAAGGAACTAATTATGTTGCCAGTGTTAGCTCAATCAACACTCTTGGCGTTGAATCATCACCAGCTACTTTAACTTTTAGCATAGGAGATCAACCAGTCGCTACTGCCGATCTACAGGATGGGTCTATCTTAGAGGCTAAACTAGCAGATGATGCTGTGACCAGAAATAAGATTTTAGACGATGCTGTAAATTCTTTAAAATTAGCCGATGATGCAGTAACAAATGCAAAAATAGCAGTAGATGCCATACAAGGCGATGTGATTGCTGCTGGTGCTATTACAGAAGTAAAAATAGGAACAGATGCAGTTACTGCACCAAAAATAGAAGCAGGTGCAATTATTGCAGGAAAACTTGCTGTAGATTCCATTGTTGCAAGTAACATACAAGCTGATGCAGTTACCTCTGTTAAAATTTTGGCTGGAACAATTGTGGCTTCTAACATTGCTACTGGAACTTTAACATCAGCATCTGGTGTATTTGGCACTATATCTGCCAACGATATAACCGCAGGCACTCTTTCCACTTCTAGGCTGAATGTCGCAGATATTATAAGCACAGGAAGCATTATAGTTAGTGGTTCTAACATATCTAATTTAACCAATAATTCAGCATATGTTAATGCAGCAGGAGCTTCAGCCGCAGCACCAGTGCAATCAGTAGCAGGTTCAACAGGGGCGGTATCAGCAGCAACAATTATAAGTGCTGGCAGCATAGTTGTTCAGGGAGACAATATCTCTACTTTAACCAATAACTCTGCTTTCATTAATGGCGGTCAGGTAAATGGAAATGTTACCTCTATAAGCGGTGGCGTTATTACCACTGGAACTGTGAATGCAGACAGAATTAACATAGATAACGTAACGCTTGATACAAGTGGCGGTCAATTAATTATTGCAAGTAATGGGGTAACTACAACACAGATTGCAACAAGGGCAGTGGGTGCACAAAAAGCAGCAGGTTCTGCAGGCACAACAGCTTTTGGTGATGGTAGAAGCTCTGATAACTTTAGCACCATTCACAGCTTTAGTTTTACCACAGCAGATGCAGGAGTTTATTTGATACAAGCATCTTGCATGGTAGGTGGTCAATTTAATTCTACGACTAGGCTTGAATCAAGAACAAGGGTTGGCGGAACTGTTGTTTCAGACTATCTTTCTCCTATAGGCGAAGCTGCTATCCAACCTATCATACAAGCAGGAGTTATAACCTTAACCGCAGCCACAACTTACACAGTAGATTTTCAAGGACAAGTAGAGCAAGACAATCCTCCTGCTGGAGAACCAGTTGATGTCGGTGGCTTTGCTTCATCACTTTCAATTATAAAACTAGCAAAACAATAAACATGAAAGCACCTACACCTGAAAATCCGCTCACTACTTTAGAATCAATTAGAAATAATAGAACTTATATATTAAGGTCTTGCGACTGGACACAAACAGCAGATTCGCCATTAACAGATGCAAAGAAAGCAGAATGGGCAACATACAGACAAGCATTAAGAGACCTGCCATCACAATATTCAGATAATGACAATATTAATGATGTAGTGTTTCCAACTCAACCAGATTAAATATACAATAGAACAGAGGTAAAATATGGCACAACACGACTACAACCTAGCCAATCAAAGCGGAGCTGACTTTAGAGCTGATCTCAACAATGCTTTAGAAGCTATAGCTACAGTTAATTCAGGGGCTACCGAGCCTTCAACTACTTTTGCTCATCAGTTATGGGTAGATACATCAAGCAGCGTTCTTAAAATAAGAAATGCAGCCGATTCAGACTGGATTACTCTTGGCACTAGCATTACCACTTCAAACACTTTTACAGGCGATTTAACAGGCAATGTAACAGGTAATGTAACTGGCAATGTTACAGGTAATGTTACTGGTGATTTAACAGGCAACGCAGATTCTGCTGACATATTAAGCACATCAAGAACCATTCAAATATCTGGAGATGTTGCAGGTTCAGCATCTTTTGATGGCAGTGGTGATATTAATATTGCAACCACAGTACAAATAGACTCAATTGTTTTAGGCACAGACACTCAGGGCGATTACATTGAATCTATCTCTGGTAGCACTGGCGTAACCATTACAGGTGGAACTGGAGAGGGTTCAACCCCAACTGTGGCTATAGGACAAGCTGTGGCAACCAGCGATGACGTAACTTTTAGCCAAGTTACCGCAACGAATGAATTTATTGGTGATATTGATGGTGCAATAAGATTTACAGCTAAAACAGACGAGGCTCTTTCTAAAGGAGATGTTGTTTATGTTTCAGGTGTGTCAGGTAACACAACAACAGTTGCAAAAGCAAAAGCCGATGATTCTTCTAAGATGCCTGCTTTTGGGTTGGCGATAGAAGATGCCAACGCTAACAATAATTTGCAAATAGTTACCTTTGGTAATTTAACCTCTATTGATACTTCTAATGAGTCAGTGGGGCAAATACTTTATGTATCTACAACAGCAGGTGAATATACAACTACAGCTCCAAGTGGAGAATCAGCACAAATACAAAACATAGGTAAGGTATTAAGAAGCCATCAAAACAATGGATCAATTAAGGTGGGTGGTGCTGGCAGAAGTAATGCAACACCTAATTTAGACGATGGCAAAATATTTATAGGCAATGGTTCTAACCAATCATCAACATCAACATTAGACACTTCTATTGTTCCAGAGAATACTAATCTTTACTGGACTACAGCTAGGGGCGAATCTATGTTTGATACTAGATTGGCAACTAAAGACACTGGAGACTTAACAGAAGGCTCAAATCTTTATTACACAACAGCAAGAGCAAATACAGATTTTGATACTAGGCTGGCTATAAAAGACACTGATTCTTTAAGCGAGGGCACAACCAATTTATATTACACAACAGCAAGGGTTGATTCAGATTTTGATACTAGGCTTGCTACAAAAGATACAGGTGATTTAACAGAGGGTTCTAACCTTTACTATACAACTGGCAGAGTCAATACAGACTTTGATACTAGGTTAGCCACAAAAGATACAGATGATTTGGCAGAAGGCACTAACCTCTACTACACAGATGCTAGATTTGATACAAGACTGGCAACCAAAGATACAGACGATCTTACAGAAGGCACTAACCTGTATTACACATCTGCTAGATTTGATTCTGCTTTCACAGGGAAAAGCACATCAGACCTATCAGAAGGAACTAATCTCTATTACACAGATGCAAGAGCAAACAGTGCTATAGATACAAGA